TGATAACATTTACTTTTTATGATATAAATGGTAATTTACAAACGGCTTCTTTACAACCTGGAGTTTTTACTACAGTGTGTGTTAGTGGCACAGCTTCTCCCCCTGAACCTCAAATTTTACCGGGGTACAATGAAGTGGTAGATGTATCTATAGATGAGTGTAATTGTAATACAGACGAAATAACATATAACTAATTAAATTAAAAAATTATGGCAGTATCATTTGGACCTTATTTTATAAACGCAGAAACCTTTTCGGGTGCATCAGGCGTTTGGCTTAATAACACCTTAACACAATGTGCACCGCAAGGATATTATTCTAATGGTGTAGTACAAAGATATTTAACAAACAATGGTAATTTTTGTAGTTTAGGTCCCGTTTTAGATTGTCCCACATGCACACCTCCTAACGTACCCTGCGGTGGTACTTTTTACCAAGATGGTAGTGTGAGAGATATGTTTAAAGTGTCGGTTGGTTTAGGTACAGGAACGGGTGTGGCTCTTATAGGAATAGACCCTTCTTCTATAGCTGATGGTATAGCGTGTAGGTTTCCTTCGGGCTCAGGAGCAATAATAGATGAGGTATCAAGTCAAACATACGGTTATGGTAACTCCGGAAATACTAGCGGCTCTACTAGATTAGAAGATTATATGGTGTTTGCAGGAAGTGCTAGTACTATAGGACCTACTTATCCGGGTATGACTAATCCTGACGGTGCGTGTGGAGCAACTTGGGATTGTGCTGCGTATCCTGCGGGAACACCTGCTACAACATTAGATTATAACCTAAGAAATTGGGATGAAAGTACAAATTCTTTTGAGCCTACAGGAACAAACTTTGGTCCTATTGAAATAGGTAGTTATAATGTAACTAATGGGTTAAACCTAACTAGTTTTACTGAGATGGGAAAAATGGGACATAATGGAGCGGGTGGTTGTTTTGGTAATACCGCTGTTGCTGATTGTGTTAGTGCTAGGACAGGTATATGTTTTGTTCCTATTCCCAAAGTAAGTATGTATAATCAAGTGGTAGATGTTGTTTTTGGAGGTTCTCCTCTTAGTGACACTATTTTTACTTTTTACTTAGTATGTCCTCAAACCCCAACTTTTTTTGAAATGGCTTATGTGGATGAGACAAACAATGGTTCATTTACACCCCCATGCCCATCGGGTATTACAGACTTTCCTTTACCGTTACACCAAATAAGTTTATTTAATAGTAGTGATGGTGTTTCCATAAATACCCCTAATTCTAATTGGATAGGTACCCCAACTCCTAATGCCGTTTCTAATAACTATGGTAATGGAGTGTTAGCTCAAAATTCTTTTGCTTATAAGTCTGCTCTTCCAAATGTAGGAGATTTAAGGTGGAACGAAGGTGGTACATCTAAATACCAATGGTATTTAGTAAACCTAGTTACAGGAGGTTCTAACGCATATAAAACATTAAGAATTAGTAGAGATAGCACATCCCCCTCGTATGGAGAAGTGGTATGGGGTGAGTCTTTTGCAGATGAAAGAGCGTTGATACAAATTGACGACCATGGAATAATAACAAGAATAGAAGTACCATGTTAAAATATTAAATTATTATGGCAGAATATACATTGACATATAGTGAGGGAGTAAAAGGATGGCCGTCTTTTTACAGTTTTATACCTGAGTGGATACAGGGTAGTAATAACTACTTATACACTTTTAATGGTGGTAATATATGGAGACACAATGTCAATAACTCTCGTGCTAATTTTTATGGAACTCAACATACTAGTAGTGTTACTACTGTTTTAAATCAATCAAGTTTAGAAACTAAAGTATTTAAATCTATAACATTAGTAGGGACACCGGGAGTAGGGTGGGGAACATCTATTGTTTCTAATCTTGAAACAACCGCACATACTACTAATTTTAATTTTACAGTAAACGGTGACCAAGAGTGGGTATCAAGCAAAGAAGGACACATGTTTAGTTATATTTATAATAGTGCAGTAACTAATACTAATATAAGCCAAACGGTTATTCCCGTATTAGTAGGTGATGATGCAAATGCTTCAAGAAGCATGACAGGTATTGGTCTTTTTCCAATATCTGACGTAGAGTCTTTGGGTGGAAGTAATTATAGAATTAACTTTCCACTTGGTTTTCAAATATCTCCTTTAGCAGCAGTAGGAGACCTTACAATTTGTAGTGTTCCATCCGGTTTAAACCTTGGTATATCTTGGTGGACAGGAGTTATAACGGCTATAGGTGTAAATAATGATTACTCTGCTACACCTCCCGTTCCACCTGATTCACCTTTTGTTGGTCAACCTATGATAGAGCTTGATATTTCGCCTGCTGTTTTTGCCCCCGATACTTTTATTGGGCAGCCTAATAACTTTTTAACTATTTTCAAAAACACCCAAGTAGAATCTTATGGTATATTGGGTGATTATGCTGAAATAACATTAAGCCTTACCACTGCTAGTGCTGTAGAGTTATTTTCTGTAGGTTCAGAAGTAATGAAAAGTAACCCATAATAAAAACTTATCTTTATTTTTTACTATCTTTGTAGTGAAATGGAATTAAATTTAACACCACTACAACACGAGGACTATGATAAAATTTTAGTTCCTTGGTGGAAACAATGGAATTGGACTCCTCCTCAAAGAGATTTTTTACCTGAACACGGTACAGGAGGCTTAATGGTATGGGCAGGAAAAACGCCTGTGTGCGCCGGTTTTGTTTATAATACAAATTCAAAAGTAGGATGGGTAGATTGGATAATATCTAATAAAGAATATAGACATCCTATTAATAGAGCTCAAGCTTTAGACCTTTTGATTTTAACGTTAGGAGAGATTTGTAAAAAACAAGACAAAAAATATAGCTATGCTTTATTAAGGCATAAGAAATTAATAAAAACTTACGAGAAACTTGGTTATAGAGCAGGTGACCAATATACTCAAGAAATGATAAAAATATATTAATATGGCAGCAGCAACAACAATAATAACAGCGGCAGGTGCAGCCGTAAGTGCAGGGAGTAGTTTTATTCAAGCTAATAAACAAAAAAAAATACAGCAAAAAGCTGAAAGAGATGCGGCTAAATTTATGAAAGACGCTCGTTCAAAACTTGAAACTAACTACATGGAAGAGCTTAGTTTATCTATGGAGCCTTATGAAAGAGCAAGAGAACAAAACCTGGTGGCTTCTACAGCACAAATGCAACAAGCAGTAGAAGGTGATGAAAGAGGTGGTGCGGCTACTGCGGGAAAGGTTTTACAGGCTCAGCAAGCACAAGAAGAAAACATTCAAAATCAACAAATTGGCGCTATGCAAGATTTAGAAAAAGCTACAGTTGAAGAAGAGATGGCTTTAAGAGATGCTAAAGTAAAGTTAGATATGGGTCAATACCAAGGAAATGTAGATAGAGCAGCAGATGCGGCAGCGACTCGTCAAAAAATGATAGGTGAAGGAATAGAAAGCACCCTAAAGCTTGGCGGTATGGCTGCTGAAGAGTTTACTCCACTTTTTAGTAAAGAACAGGGGGCGAGTACTAACTTGGGTAACTTGAACTTTCAACAAAGATTTCAAGGAGGACAAAATTATGGTACTCCTAATTTTCAACAACAATTTTCAGGTTTAAATTATAACCCAAATATGCAATTAAGTAATTTGGGAACTAATAACCCTAATTTATTTACTCAATATCAAATGAATAATCCTTAAATATGGCAGTAAGAAAAATAGATGTATCGGCAACAGGTGCTCCCACAGGCTACAAAAGAGGCACGGCTTTAGAGACTTTAGATTGGAGTGCTATAAGTGATAAGCTTGACAAAGAAATACAAGCCGTAGAACAGGATAGGGAGAATAAAAGAACTGAGATAAAAAAGAATTCGGACGAAATGTTCGATACCCTTAATAACTCTCCACTTGGTAATCACGCAGGAAGAAATGAGGCACTATTAGAATATGCAGACAACGCTAAACAAGCAATGTTAATGCTTGATAGAGAACTTAAGTCAGGTAATATATCTTTAAAAGATTACACTGTGGCCGCTCAAAACTTAAAAGATGGCACGAATCAGATTTTTTCTATTATGGATGATTGGAACACTGATTATGATGAAGCAATGAATCGTATGAATAATTGTGGGGGGGATACAGGTATTGATTGTTCTGCCGCTCAAGAACAATTTCAAATGATGCAAGCAGAGGCTTTGGGTAAATTAGAGAATCATGCCATGTATATTAACCCTACTAATTTTAAGGTTACCTTGGGTAAAAGAGAGGTGGATGAGAATGGTAATCTAACGGGTGGTATAAGTAAAAATCAAACTGATTTTGCTGAGGTTCAACAGTTAAGAAATAGAGTTAAACAAAGAATAAACAAATTTGATTTAGAGGGCAACTTAAACCAAATAGAAGGTCAACTATCTACTATGTGGACAGAGTATATACGTGCAAATCCCGGTTTTACAGTTCAAGACGCAAGACAAAATCCTGAATATAAAGAGGCTAAAGAAAATTGGATAAATAGTAGAATGACTAACGCTGTAGATGTGGGTAGTATGTTAACAGATTATTTAAAGTTTAATCCTAATACCGGTAATCAATATGGTTTTACCATGGACCCTGAAGAAGCAGCAGAAAACGAAGACTTAATATTATTAGTCAATGACCCTGAAAGAATGAGCAGTGGTTTATTAGTTCCTGATTTTTCTACTGAAAATGGTAAGAAACAACAAAAGGCGGCTTATGATTTAATGAATACTCAAATAGAAGGACAGTTGGATAAAATAGAAAAACCTGCCGGAACAGAGCAACAGTGGAAATCAAAAGAAGGAGATGCGAAAAACGAAGCTGAAGATTATGTTTCTAATCTTGCTAAGCTGTGGACGGGCGATAATGATACTGTTAACTCTGTATTATCTACGATTCAAGGAGCTAACCCTGATATAGTAGATATATTTGTGGGTACAGACCAAAAACTTTATATAACAAAAAAAGACGAGAAGGGTAATATAACTAGAATTCCTGGAATTGATAAAGGTGATAACGCTCAAGAATTTATTGAGGCTATTATTACTCACGTGTCAGGAGGTCAAGACTTAACCAATTTAAATAAAGCTGTAGCCAACTCAGGTCTATATAAAGGTATGGAAAGAGGTGACGGTGTAGGAGAGTTTGCTATTGATTATCAAGAAAAGATTGACGACTTTAACACGGCCACTAAAGATGATGGTGAGGGAGGAACTGTTAGTCCATCGTTATATAAAATTAGTTTTACTGATTTAGAAGATAAATATTTTGGACACGAAAACAGCAACGAATTTATAGAGTCAGCAGAAAATATATTAGAATTTTTACCTAATGATAAATTACAGGGTGGTACAATTGTAAACAACAATACTGAGTACAAATATAAAAACTCTGATGGCGAAGAGGTGTTGTTAGATGGTTATTCAGGAAGACGTGAAAAAGGAGCTTCAATTACTATATTTTATCCTGAGTTAATGACCGCCCCTATAACAATCCCTACTTACGCTGATAGCTCACAAGGAGGGGAAACTATGCAGAATGTTTACAATCAAATAATGGAAGATGTTTTCAATGCTGCTAAGACGGGGCAGAAGATAAGACCTATTGACTACAAACAACAAATTGATAGTTATGCTTCAGTAAATGATAGTGGTTATAATTTTGATGATTGGAATAATGCTGATTTATTTATAAGCATGGGTCTGATAGACAATGCTGAACAATGGAGTGGTGGTGATGGAGTAATGCAACCGTCAAGTGTTAGGCCGAGTAAAGCTAATCAAGGTAATTCAGGAAGCGGAAACAGTATGTCGAACTTTTAACATATAACTATGAATGAGGAAGCAGTAGATATAATGTATAAGGTAGCCGTAGATGAGGGCTACCGTAAGAGTAAGGCGGACTTTTTAAAGTTAATGTCTGAAGATTTTGATGCGTTAATGACAATGTACGATAACGCTAAAAATGAAGGCTACACCAAAGAAGTTGAGGACTTCGCTTTATTATTGGGGATTGAAACCTTACCTGAAAAAAAAAACCCAGACG